GATACATCGTCTCAAAGATGTGTGCATTCATCAATCGAGACTCTTCACAGTCGAATGGGAGACCACAGAGAATGAATACATCCGCGAGTCCTTGGACACCGAGACCAATGGGTCTGTGTCGCATATTAGACTTTCGAGCAGTCTCCACAGGGTAAAAGTTACGGTCAATCACTCGATTGAGGTTCTTCGTCACAACCTTAGTAATCTCGTGGAGTTTGGCGTAATCAAATGTCTTGGTCTCCCGATTTACATATTTGGGGAGCGCAATAGACGCCAAATTACACACAGAGGTCTCATCCTTGTCGGTGTACTCGATAATTTCGGTACACAAATTGGAACTCTTAATCACACCCAAGTTCTTTTGATTGGACTTTGTGTTGCACGCATCCTTGTAGAGCATATACGGCGTCCCAGTCTCCGTTTGACTCTTGAGAATTGCTTTCCACACCTCACCTGCTGGGACAGTCGCATTTGCGAGACCCTCCTCCTCATACTTTGTGTAGAGGGCTTCGAACTCCTCGCCGTACACATTGGAGAGACCTGGAGCCTTGTCTGGACAGAAGAGTGACCAATTACCTCCCTGCTCAACGCGCTTCATAAAAAGGTCTGGAATCCAAAGGGCTGAGAACAGGTCACGGCACCTCGCCTCCTCATCCCCTTGATTGAGGCGCAACTCCAAGAAATCCATAATGTCCGCGTGCCAGGGTTCCAAATAGACTGCGATGGAGCCTTTACGACGACCAGCCTGATTTACATAACGTGCCGTGGCGTTAAATACGCGAAGCATAGGAATAATACCATCAGATTGACCATTTGTGCCCCGAATACGAGATTTATTGGCTCTCACATCGTGAATATGCATCCCAATACCCCCCGCCCATTTTGAGATTTGTGCACACTCTGTGAGGGTGCCGTAGATACCGTCGATAGAGTCACCCTTATTTGCGATGAGAAAGCAACTGGACATTTGTGGTCTTGGAGTACCCGCATTGAAGAGGGTTGGCGTGGCGTGAATGAAGAGACCTTGGGACATCTTGTCGTAGGTCTCCAAGACGGATGGAATATCTGCCCCGTGAATACCAATGGCGACCCGCATATACATATATTGGGGCGTTTCCATCAATTTACCCTCGTGGCGTTGAAGATACGACTTTTCGAGGGTTTTGAGTCCAAAATACCCAAAATCGAAGTCGCGTTCAGTCTTAATCTCATCCTTGACCTGACCAGCAATATCAGCGACCTCGTCTGTAACAATACCCGCTTTGGCTAACTTCTTCATCGCGAGATGGAAGGTGTTGGGGCATACCTTCTGGATATTACTGGCCACGATACGAGTCGCGAGGATTTCATAGTCTGGGTCTGAGGTAATCATACCCACACAGATTTCAGCGGAGAGTGTATCGATTTCGTGTGTGCTGATACCATCGTACATAGACGAGAAGACCTGCTGGGCGATTTTGGTAGAGTCACAGTTCTCGGAGAGACCGTATGTTAAATTCTTGATCCTATTGGTGACATTATCAAATTTCATATCCTCAATACGACCTGAGCGTTTAGTGACCCTCATTTAGTTGTATCACGTGTTTTATTTTTAACTTACTTACTGCATCGTTCAAGATCACCACTGCGAACCTTCACGGTACCAAAGGTTTCAAATTTACGGTCGGACTGGAGAAGGTAAGTGTTCACATAAAATGGACCACTTTTACCAGCTGGGGCCACTGGGGCATACGACCCAACGAAGCAGGCTGGAGCTTGGCATGGGATTTTTTCTAAATTTCTTGGTTTACCACTGTAGACCTCATCGAAGTCCGCGATGTTCAACATTTAGTATTTACAGAGTTTTTTTTCCGAGAGTATATTAAATGTGTGATAACCTTCACCTTGATTCCATGAAGCAGTGTGAGACTCCACTCAACACCCTGTTCTTTTCTGAGTTCAACCGCAATCTTCTCCAGCGGGGCATTCGTCAAGCGTTCAAGAACAAAACTGGTATCGCGATTGATTACCAAAACCCAGATGATGTCTACAGTATGATGCGCGTGGTCTTCATCAACAACGCGGGTGACCACTATTCACAGGTGAACGAACAGGTCAAGATGATGAACGCTCGTGTTATTGATACGGCTATTGGTCAAATTCAAACGGGTGTTTCACAATATATGGCGTACGTTCAAGATATAGAAACTCTCGCGGTCCCATTAGACCAGCCTATGAATACGAGTACGTATGGTAAAAAGATAGATATCAACAATAAGATTGGAATCAATTAAAGTTTTAATTCGCTAACAAGATAAGATGAGTTTGAATTATTACAAAACTGAAACTGAGAAAGTATGTAAATCCAAGGGATGGGACCGCGCTGCTGTGGATACAGTGTGGCTCCTACTCACTGAAGAATTTGGCGAACTTGCATCGGCGATTCGTCAGTATAAAAAGACATACAAGAAGACTGGCCTAAAAAAGGAGCGAGGCACGGATGTCATGATGGAAATGGGTGATGTTTTTAGTTACCTGTTCCAATTAGCACATATGTTGAATGTGGATTTAGACCAGATGTGGGAAGAACATAGGACTAAAATGAAAACCAAGAAATATAATCTAAAGTAAAAGTAAATATAATGCTCAGTGACGAGGAAGCAATTGATAATGTGAACCCATTTGTCGTGCACGATTTTTCCCTTCCAGGGGGTGTGCGACAGACTGGTAGTTTTGAGGATTTTTCAGAAATGCGTTCTGAGCCAGGCATAGCTGAGCCAACGCGAAGTGTGTACTGTGATTACGGTTTGTGTGCCGAATCCACGTCTGAATGTTCTTTATCTAGGCCATTACACCCACGTCGTAACATTGATATTGGTTTTACTCAGAATAAGAGAAGTATTGTTGACACAGTTCGTGTCGGTGTTGCGAACAATCCAACGTTTTCTATCATTGGGGCATTCATTATCGCGTTCTTCATTTTTTCAATTCTATATTACGCAAGACGTTAAAAAGGTATTCAAGCCTTGATTCATCAAGGGAATGTTGTATCAGGTCAGGTAAGGTATCTTTGCAAAACTGTTCAATATACTCCCTCTGCCAAGCACTCTTCACATTAATACGTGGTGGTTGGAATGTGGGGTCCAAAATTGTACTCGCATGTGCGACACGAATAGTTGTACGAATGTCTTGTTTTTCAGCGAGAATGTTTTCAAGGGCCAATTCGGCCATCTTTTGTCTGACCTCTAGGGTTTTTTCGACCATCGTATCCAGGAACTTCTCGTATGGAATCGATTGCTTCTTTGATGTTAGGGTAATCCAATCTGCGAGAGGTTCTGTGTCGATATAATCTATATACGTATCGTAGCCCTTCCCTGGGACAAACTTTTCATAGACAATTTCAACGTATTGAAGTTCTGATTCCACATCATAGACGGACTTTGCCGACTTCAGGAAGGAGGTCATCTAGTTTGGTCTAGAAGGGACTCAATTCTCTAAGCAAAAAAACCTCAGTATAAGGTAAAATGAATACGACAAATATAGCAATTGGTGTCGTGGTCGTAGTTGTGATATTGATTGCTGCATATTTTATGATGGGTTCTAAGAAATCAGAGGTTCCAGCCCCAGAGGCTCCAGCCCCAGAGGCTCCAGCCCCAGAGGCTCCAGCCCCGGAGGTTCCAGCCCCAGAGGCACCACCAGCTCCCCCAACTGAGTATGTGTATGAATTTATTAAGAATGTTGAAAGTGCTCATAAAAAGGATTTTAATGCACACATAACCGATATTCGCATGGATGGTGTACGCGTTACACCTGAACAAATAGTGCTTCACGAGGAACCAAAGCACACTAAATGTAATAGTAAACCAGGTGGATATCAGTGTCAAAGTGGTAATTATGGGCTCAATGACCCAGAACCAGCCAACCCAACTGTGAAGGATTTGACATGGTCTGCGTGGAAGGAAGGGCAAATTCAAGTTGGCTCAAAAGTTTTCACCATCACAACCCCAACAAAGGTTGGTGAGTTTGAAATTGACTATTTCAGACCCAAATACGCACCAGGTTGGATTATCAAGGAAAATGGTGTAGAGGTTCTCAAGGAAACTGTGAACGGTGGGGGTGGAAATACACCAAATCCCAAAAAAATCAAGTATATAATCCCATAACCTAAGTCACCCCAACCACTACTAAAAAGTAAGACCAAATATGTACTCCACCATCGCCAACAACAGCTTCTCCTATCTCCTCACTCTAGATGAGTTTAGGAAGGAGCTTCCCGAGGAGACACGACCGTCTTGGATAAAGATTACGACAATCACTATGGTCTCAAGCTTTATCCAAGAGATTAACATTAAAAAACTGCGCTACATCTTTGAAAACTTGGAGTCCTTTAAATTGAGACGATGTGGGACCAAGAGTGACGGGGGTTTTGAGTGGAAGTTGAAGCCTACCACGTTCTATAACCAGGTGACCCTCACGTATCACGACAGTTACAGTACCAAGTCTGTGAAGGTGTTCCCAAATGGTTCAATCCAAGTGGCTGGGTGTTGTGACTTGTTTGACTGTAAGCGTATCATCACCCAGTTGACCTACATTTTCAAAACATTTTTGGGTATGGAGATGAAGGTTCCAGTCGATTCCTTCCGAGTGGTCATGATTAATTCAAACTTCAGTCTCAATTACAAAGTGAATCTGATGAAGGTGGCACAGTGGTTTGAAGAACACAATGAAATTTTCAAAGTCTCCTTTGAACCCGATAGGTACAGTGCAGTCAAGATTAAGTTCAAGCCTGCCCAAGATATGAAGGAAATCACAACAAGTATATTCTCCACAGGTAAGATTATCATCACAGGGGCGGAGACCCTCAAAGAGATTGCTTTCGCGTACAATATTATTAATCAACATATCAATGAGCAACCCTCGATTCGTGTGGGGCGCACGGAGGACACAGATGTATTTGATGTATATTTAGGACACAAGTGTGAACCTATGGTTGAACACTTGAGGGCAAAGGGTTTCAAATCGTGGCTTCAGACGATTACGAATAGGCAAATTAATTTCTAATCATAATGTAATATAAAATGTCTCAACGACTTGGAATGGCCGATGGGCGATGCTTCACCCTCAACTCCTCAGCCCAACTTACGAACAACTATATCATGCAACAAAATGGTATCGCCTTCGAAGACAACTATTCGTACCGCCAACTTCTCCAAAAGTCCGGTCCAGAACTCATCAGTAAACTTGCCGAACAATCGAGAACCACGTGTGATCCATGTGATAGATACACGGATATCTCCAAGACGTACTAACTGAGCTAAATCACGAAAAAAACTTTAAAACCATACTCTAGAATGTCGCCATGTGCCATATGTCTCAATAACGTGAGATCAACGAGGACCAACCCTCCGATCCGTTGTGGACATACGTTCCATTCGCACTGTCTAGAGGAATGGAAGAGTAAAGGTAAGAATACCTGCCCCCTATGTAGAAAAATATTTGACGTTTCGCAGTTTAAGGTGACGATCACGGTTCAGAACAATTACACAGCATCTTCAAATACTGTGTCCTTGGAGACTGACGCCATTTTTAACATTATGGATATATTTGATATGTCCTTCGATGTCGAGAACACGGTAGACTTAGAGAGTCTTTTTAACGATCTTGGAATGAGTTTGTCCGACCTTGATCCCCTTGTCCTTGACACAGAATGAACTACAGTAGCGCTCATAGTTTAGACCTGGATAATCTCTAGAAGCCTTGCGAGGGTCTTTGATGACCTTTCCCTTTGCATCCGTCAGAAGTGGACCCGTAGCCCAACCCCTCTTGTGACTGAATATATTAGCTTTGAAGACGATACGCTTCCCGACTTGGAACCTACCAGCTCTCTTTATTCTCGATTCTGGAATCTTGAAGAACTTGGCGACTGATGTTTGGGTATCCCCAGGTTTAATCTTATATTCCACGACACCGTGTTGACGGTAGAAATGGAAGTCACCTTGGCGGATGTAGTTTGTGGGTCGCCCAGGGCACACAAACATCATGACCTTGTAGTATCCCTTTTTACACTTGGTACCCGCATCCACTTTGTAGACTTTTGTGGGATTATCCGAAATCACGCGTCTAGGGAGGTCCTTACAATGGGTGTAATCGTGGGGGCGATTTGAAAGCCCTGAGCGGTCACCGGGAATAGACTTTTGCCAACGATAGGCTTCATAGTCCCCAACCGCGTATGCGTAGCAGTTATTGTTCCCAATACCAGTCGCGGTACCCCACCGCTTATTGGTGAACTTCTTTTCAGAACCACTCAAAGGGAGTTCTTTCATTTGTAATCTGTGTAGAAAAAAATATTAATACTAAGTAAAATGCAAGTTGTTGATAAAGTTGCCAAGTCTCAAAACAAGTCTGATATGCTCATGGAGTTTCTCATCTTTGTGCTCAGCATTCTTATCAGCACGTTCGTGATTCGTTTTGCTTGGAATCGCTCTCTTGTGAAGCACATCACCATCCTCAAGCCAATTTCTACGATGTTTGACGCCTTTATCCTTGCGTTGTCTTTGAGCATTATTCGTGCTTAAACTTCACTGTAACCCACAATCTTTTCACCATTTGGGCCGACGAGGGTTGGGTAGGCATCCATACCCGAACACTCCTCTGTATCGCAATCCACAAATCGGTGAGGTTTTCCATTCTTCTTCATATGATCTAACTGTTTACGAGTCCAACCACACCCCATGGTCCCGTACACAGTCCACTGTTTCCCGTCTGGCGCTGGAGCCGACTGTCTCGTTCTATAGAGAATTGTGAGAGCAGCGAGAATGAGAATGAGAGTAACGATTTGTGAGCGTCGCATAGTTGTATAGTATACCCTCACATATTTTTTATGAATGCGCA